TTGGCTGCGGCAAACACTCCTGATTGCTTAATGATAAACTCGACTGCTTTGTTCGGGCTAGTGTCCATTGTCTAGTCATTTCCTCTGTTAGTTTGTAGTACCCAGCCTCACCACGCTTTTCTAATACTAAAGCTAATTGTTTTCGTCTTTTTGCTAAAGGCCAAGTAAGTAAGTCCCTAGCCTCACATTCGTTACGCCATTCCTCGCTGCTCGTATTGATTGATTCGCTCACCTATCCACCTCATTACTGGTACTGCCATTGAGTTGCCTAATGCTTTGTATCTGTTTCCGTCTGCTGCTTTGGGTATGTTTGTGTAGTTATCAGGAAAGCCCTGCAATCGCTCACACTCAACGGGTGTAAGCCTGCGAACTGCCATATCAAACCTAAACTTATGCGCCTGAGAGCAATTGAGAGCTGGAGTAATGCCCTCCGTGGAATAAACCCTGTCTTGACAATATTGATGTGCATAATATTCAGGGATGGGTTGTTGTGAAAACGCTACCGCATGAACATCTGTTTTTGTAAGTGTATACATCGTATTGCTATCCGATACGCCTACACCGTTAGGGCCGCCAGCATCTCTACCAATCAGATTACCTTGCATTGCTATCGGCACATTGCCGCCACCAGTACCCCATTTAGCAGATACAGTAGGGCTTATTGTTACTTCTTTTACTCTGCTATCTTGTGCGTGGTTTTCGTACACAAAAGATTCTGTTTCAAAGTCATTTCTAATGCGTGTTGTAAGGCACTTGGCAGGGTCTTGCCCCTCTTTTCTGCCCTTCTTAATATCCCCTCGCAGGCTTTCGGACTCAAATAATACTTCTGCGGCAGGTTTCCAATCTCCAAGATGTCCGACAACAAACACCCTTCTGCGTCTTTGTGCGACTCCGAAGTTTTGAGCGTCAAGCACCCTGTAGGCCCACCCATACCCGAGTTCATCCAGCGCACCGAGGAAACTGCCAAAATCTCGCCCCCCCCCAGAACTGAGGACACCTGGCACATTTTCCCAAATGCACCACTTGGGTCTAAATTTGTCAAGAATTCCCACATAGGTAAGAGCGAGGTTGCCTCTTGGATCGTCAAGTCCTTTACGCAATCCTGCAACGCTAAATGATTGGCAGGGAGTTCCTCCGACCAAAATGTCAATTGGCTCACTTAATTTCCACTCCTTATATTTTGTCATGTCCCCCAAATTAGGCACATTAGGATAATGCTGTGCCAATACTTGTGATGGGAATTTTTCTATTTCACTAAATGCTATTGGATTCCAGCCCATATGATGCCATGCTACGGTAGCCGCTTCTATGCCTGAGCATACTGATAAGTAGTTCAAGCCTGCTCCTCTAGCTGTTTGATCTTTTGGCTGATCCTAGCTCTCCATTGCTGCCAACCTTCTCCGGCATACGCCTGCACTCCTATCTCTTGTGCTTTTTTTATGGTTAATTCTTCCGAGCTGTACCAAGGTAGCTCTGGGCGTTTGTTTGCTTTAGGCGCTTCTATTACGATCTCATCCTCAAACCGATACTGGTTTAGCCAAGTAGCCAAATGCGGTATGTACGCAAGTTGCGTATCCTGCGACTTCCAGTAATTGATATGGTTTGGAATAGCCTCTAATGCCTGCGTCTGCTCTGATTGCGTTAGGCGCTCAAAACTCTTTTGCGCTACACGCTTTGCTACCTTTCTTGGATACATCACCCACAGCTCATCAAAACTCATAAAAGTCCCCACTTAGAAAGTTCACCGGTTACAAATAATACTATGCCTGCAAAGTAAAAAGCAACAGCTACGATCTCTACTGTAAACAATGGCATATCGTCTTGTGCGTACCCAGCCGCAGCCCACAAGCCAGAGCCTATAAATCCTATAAGGATGTTAGCTGGGTAGATGTTTAGGGCGGTCAGCAATATGCCTAATAAGCAAAGAGTAGTGCCTGACCACTTTATGGTTTTCATTTTTTCTTGGCTTTCTTTAAATCTGCCCTATGCAACTCCATAACCGCATCCGCTTGCTTGGCAACCTTATCCTCAATATTCTCGATCATATCTTTAATGGCCCACAATGCACCGCTATATGGGTCGGTTACATCTTCTGCAACTAGCTCAACCATATCTCGCACATTAGCTAATTTGTAAGATAATTCCTCTATATCGTTTGCTGCTTGCCATAAACTCATTAGTGACTCCCATAATTTGTGTACACAGTTAGGCTATCAATCCGCATTTGTAGCTCACGGATTTTTAGCTCTTGCGTCCTTAGCATCTCTGCCGCTTCTACTAACGCATAAATAGCATTACTAAACTGCAATGCGCTTTCTAACTCATCCGCTAATTCCATAGCGGTTTTGCCGATCTCTACTTCTCCAGCAAACGGAATAAACTCAATTGGCACTTGCTCCTCCCAATGCTTTTATGGCCTTCATACTTAACAATATTTTGTCTAAGTCATTTTCTGCACGAATACCGATTAACTTCAATTTGTCCGATGTATAGCAAGATCCGTCATCCCGATATAGGCTGCCGGTAACGCTGTCCATCATTAGTGTTTTATTTTTTGGGTCTGTAAGGATTTGAACTGGGGTAAGAATAATCTCGCCCTCATTCAAAATACCTCTAAGCAATGTGCGGTCTTGTAGCCATTTTTTGCGTAGTTCTTTATTTCCCCAAGAAGGGAAGCAAAATGTGGCCTGAGCGCATAAGCCGTCTGTAGATGCTCGTATTTTTTTCATAAATTAAATACTAATCTACAAATCTACATTTGTGCAAGAAGTATTTTTGTATAGACGATGTATATACATTTCTTAAATTTTTATACACATTTCGGACAACCTATATACATTTGATGTCCTATTTTTGCATGGTTTTTTATTGATAATTCATGCACTTAACAGACTTTTTTGCAAATCAACCAAGCACAGGTTAGTGTGTATAAAAAATTTACTGATCGGGGTATTTGTAAGAAAAAGGATAGGAAAGTAGGATAATCTTCCTGATCGGGGCATTTTGTAAAAAAATCCTAGGGCAGTAGGATATGTGTAGTTAATTACACAATTATTCCTGATTGGATGCCCATTTTTTTGCGTAGACTGCCATAGCCTCTTTATACCCACCTAACTTAGACATATCCGTTGGCGTTTGGGTAAAGTGCGTAATCATTCGATAGCCATCTTTTATGCAAAAGTTATGTAGTCTTTTTTCTGCCATCTGTTTACAAATATCTTGATCGTAAAAATGAAAGCCTGGTATGGATTCGTCAAACCGTACATCTTGGCAGGTAGCCAGCATAAGGCCGTCTAGGTGTAAGCAAAACTGTTTACCATCAGTAAAGTGGAGTATTCCATTGCGAGAATCAACAACGCTGCCAACGCATTGTCCTTCCCACCAAGGCGCTGCATCGGTCTGGCTGCCTATAACGCCTACGATACCAATATCATCTATGCAATAAGCCAGCAGATTCATGCGTAGCAGGATTGGATTGGTAACAATAAGATCGTGGTGAATAAAGCATTTAATCTTATTCTTGGCCTTATCTATGCCGTTGTTATAACCTTGAGCAATGGATTTAGCGCCTTCTATGACAATTAGCTCATCGTCATCTTGCAGGATCAACGATTGCATTAAACATTTTTCTAGGATGTTTGTATTGTGCGTACAGGCAATGTAGCTAACCGAATCCATGTTTTAAGTGCTTTCTAGGTAATGCAGTTGCATTGTCAATAAATCTGCTTATTCCAGCGTTTTTGCCAGAATAATGTCAATAATTGCGGTAAACAGGTAAAAATGTATCGTATTATGCACATTAACTGCGTTTTTGTATCTAATGAGATACATAACTAACAAAGTCTTTAATAAGACTTAGTAGTATTAAAGGGTACTGCTCTTTCGGTGAACGAACCTAGCCTACCTAGATTCGCCTTCATCTGCTCCATCGGAGTTACAGAACCCGTCAGTCGTTCAAGGAATAGGCACTAACTTCGCCACCTATATTGCGCTGTTTCATCCTTTACCCCCAGTAGCGCTGTATCCCCTATGTCGCTGGTATGTCGTTAGAGCCTCCAACATAGGAAATGGTATCTTACATCAGAACTCAAACTCTTTGCAAGCGTATCTTCCATTAGGCTGCTTAAACCAGCCGATCACCAATATGCGCCACTTGGACTTGATAAGCTCTGGCAAGTATTCCGACTCGCTAATCTTCTTAATCCGAGAGGACATATTGGATTTGCTGGTGATCTGGACACCTACCGTTTCCCCGTTCCCTACAGCCAATATATCGAATATATGGAATAGGTCTTTCTTTCGTCTGGTAAACGCATTGTAGGACTCGACCACATCGCACTTATAGCCCCTAGACTCCAGCAAAGCCACAGTACGACTGTTCTGGCTATTAGCCAAGGTCTTGCTCTGTCAGGCGGCCTTCTGAGGCTTCTATAATTTTTTGATGCCATTTGGCAGGGATGCCGTTACGCATCTTCCAGGCATAGGCGGTTACATACTTCACATCTAAGATTTGGCATAGATTCTTGATTGATCCAAATTCGCCCATTAGTTTTTCAAATGCAGTCATGGTTTCTCCTATGTAGAGTTTTATTCTACACCGTTACAAAAAAACAACAAAGTGCGTAAAAGCAACACTAGGGTTTGTCCCTAATAAAAATACTTTGCAAATCTCTACATTTGTAGATTAGTATGGATTCATGCAGTACAGATTAACCACTCGTGAAGGAGTAAACATGAAAGACATTATTTTAGGCGGCATCTTTGGGGCAGTTATCGTATTTTTTGTAGCCGTAGTTTATGGCTTCCGTGTAGGTGTGCTATGACCTACAACAATGACAACTACTACGAGCCAGAAGATGACAATTACGCATTGGATCTGCAAGAGCGTGTCTACGATGAAGTTAAGACCAATCCTGAGTACGACCCATCCGATATATTCAAGTGGGGCGAGGCTATGCACCAGAGCTGC